TTTGGCGGTTTTGGCGGCTTGGGCGGCTTTGGCGGCTTGGGCGGCTTGGGCGGCTTTGGCGGAGGATATGAGCAGCCCGCCGCCATATAATGCCTTGCGCTCCTTGCCTATAGCCCTCGCAAATCGGGCCTCAGTGCGCCTCACTCTAAAGCTGACGTACGAGGCAATCTTATTCAATCGGGCAGCGGTTACGACGTTGGCAGGGAAGTCGAGCACAGGTAACTCGGCCTTGGGCCTTTGTGTGTCGGCCTCCTTGATGAGCTGAGCCAGGTCGGGGGCTGTCATGAGCACGTATGGGCTTGGCAGGTTGGTAACAAAAGCCGTGTTCACCTTTGCGTCGTTCTCGTAGGTGATGGTGCTATCTGTCAAAATATGGGTAATGTTTTCAATACGACCCGACAGGAGCGTCAGCGATGGGGCGAACAAGAAAAACTGAATGCCGTGCTCGGTATAAAAGCGTTTAATTTTGGCCAGTATGCTGAACGGCGGGTTGTCTATCACCACACAGCCCGGTGGATAGTTGTAGTGCTCATAGTCGCCGCCGGGGTAGAAGGGGCGCACGATGGGGCGGTCGGGGGCGATGTTGAATTCTTTTATAGCCCAGCCCTTTATGGCCTCGTACACGGCAGGCGGGGTGTAGCAGTCGTCGGTGGTGCGCTTGGGCTTGAATTTCTCTACAAAGGCGTCGTAGTCGTTTAGTTTGTATGTTTTCTTCATGGGAATGGGTGTTTTTGAGTTGATAAGTTGATGAGTTTAAGAGTTCAGAGGTCGCTTTTAAGAGTTGATAAGTTGATAAGTTGAAAAGTTAAGAGGTCGCTTTTAAGAGTTGAGAAGTTGCAAGTTGAAAAGTTAAGAGGTCGCTTTTAAGAGTTGGCAAGCAGAGGTAACCTCTTAACTTTTCAACTCCTAAACTTTTAAGCTCTCCGCCTCCTCGGCTTTGGCATCGAGTTCGGTCAGCGCATCGAGGGTGGGCGTGCTGAGCACGGCCGGCTGCTTGGTGATGTCGCCGCCCGTCAGAGCACGCAGGCAAGTGATCATCACCGCGCGCGGGTCGGGCGGTGCGCTGTCGGGGTCGGCCGAGCCGGGCGCACCGAACAGGTGGGGAAACAGGCCCGCATACTGCGCCTTGAGCCCCACGAGCCACATGAGCAGCATCACGCGGTGCGCGTTGTCAAAGTCGGCCGCCGTGGTGCCGGGGTAGAGCGCCATGCCTATGGCATCGAGCGCCTCGGGGCTTTGCACCTTGAGGTAGCCCTGGTAGTAGTTCTCCACCTCCAGGTAGGTGCGGAAGGGAACCCCGTCGAGCATGGCGTCCACCGCGGCATGGCCCGCAATGTGGCTCATGCGCGACGGTTCGGCGGGCGGCTGGCCTATAAAGTCCACCAGGGGCATGAGTTCTGCAATGTCGTCCTTCAGCTGGAGCAACACGCGGTGGCTCTGGCCGATGATGCGTGCAAGGAACAAGGCCTTCACCTCGTCGGCCGTCCATTCGCCCCCGGCCATCAGTGCGCACAAGTAGTGGCGTTGCTCATTGGTAAGGGCCAGCCACGACTGCGGAATGTGTGCCCTTATAGAGGACTTCACCCTTTTAGCCGGATTATCCGAAAAAGAAGGAAGGGTCGGTTTGCTTGTTTTCATACTGCGTAGTGTGTCGTGCTTGGTAAGTGGGGCTCAGCCTGTACTCGTCCAGCTGGCCGGCATGCGCCTCAATGTAGTTGATGATGTGGCGTGTGTGGTCGGCAATGCCCGGCCCGTGCATCACGTGCGCCGCCATGAGCTGGCGGGCCATGAGCAATGCCGCGCCGTAGGCCTCCTCCTTGGGCGAGGGGTCGGGCGTGGGGGCGGCGTCGGCCGCATACTGGTGCTTGACGAGTGCGGCATAGAGTTCGGGCGAAATGACGTCCACCACCCGTGCGCTGGCCGCGTGCAGCGCGGTGGCCATGGCGTCGAACTCCTCGCGCAGCACCTCGCGGCCCTCGGGCGTGCGTATGCCGTAGAGGGTGCACAGCGAGGGCGTCCACAGCAAGGAGCCGGCCCGCGAGCGCAGCATGGTCATAAGGTTGTGCGCGGCCAGGTAGCTGAGCACGGCGTCCTCAAGCTGGCAAGCATCGCGGCGCAGCTGCAGGCGCAGGGCGTCCACACGCTCGCGGCTGGCGGGTGCGGTGTTCTGGTTGCTCACAATGCCAAAGCCTGTGGGCGTGAGCACGAGGTCCATTTGCGGCACGGCATCGTATGCCGCGCGCAGACAGATGGCCGTGGCCAGCGTGGCGGCCACATGGTCGGGCAGCGTGGCGTCGGTGGTGATGATGGCCTGCCAGTTGGCCGTGCAGCCCTCCACATAGCGCTGCACCTTGTTCCACACCTCGGGCGTGGGCGAGCGGAAGGCCGGCACGGCGCGCTCAAAATCTTCTCTGTTAATTAGTATCTCCATCAGTAGTAACTTTTTTCGCGTCGGCATGTTCGTCGAGCGTGGTGAGTTGTATCATCGGGATTGTTGGCTCAATGTGCCCCCACTGGTTGTACCACAGCACCATGTTGATAGGTGTGAGCAGCATGTCGTGGAAGGCTATTTCGAGCGCCTGCTTCATGGTAAAGAGTTCGCGCTTGTCGGAGCCCGAGTTGTTAGTCTGCGTTTTGCCCGGCACAGCCCCCACCAGGTTAGGGTGCACATTGTCGGCATAGCAAATGGTGTTGGCAGCGGCCTGCACGTCCTCGTTCCAGTCGCCGCCCTCCTTGGCGCCCTCAATGTTCACGATACGAATGTCGCGCACCTCATGGCCGTCGGGGTTCACATAGTAACCGCTGATCCACGCCTTGCCCGAGTTCTCCACACCGCAAAGGAAGTCCTTTATATTTTGCTTTTCGCGTGTAACGCGTTTCTGCATCTCCACGGGGTCGGTAATGTTCTCCTCCATGCAGATGCGCTGCCAGTATGAGCGCTCAATCTCTATTTGATACTTCACGCTTGTAGTGTTGCGCAGTTTGGCCCGCTTGCCTGTGCTTATGAGTCGTTTTTCGTCGTAGGAGCCGCCTCGGAGCACGGCACTCCAGTAGGGCACGGGGTAGTACTGCGCGCCCGCTGTGGGGAAGCGCATCACCACGGCAAACTTGCGCGTGCGTGTCGGGGTGCGCCCTGTGGGCTGGTGTGTGTCGGGGTCAATGGCCATGCGGCGGCACAGGTCGCCGTAGGGGTCGGCGAGCGATAGCAGCTCAATGCGTTCCACGCCGTTGATGCCCTCCTGCCAGTCCTGCCAGTTGGCGTAGTAAAGGTGGTTGATGCGTCCGCGGCGGTCGGCCTTTTCGAGGCGGCAGTGGCAGGCCTCCTTGTGCACAAGTCGGTTGATGCGCCGCCCGTCGCGTGAGAGTATGATGACGGCCACGGAGAAGTAAAAGTACTTCATGTCCGTCATTTGGTCCAGCATGTAGGCCGGCATGTTCTGCCTGCGGAGCCATGCGCGCACCTCGGGGTCGGTGGTGGGCTCGTGTGTGGTGGTGTCGGTGAGCCTGAGGCCTGCGCCGTAGCATGTGAGCACGTTAAAGAGTTTGTTCTGTGCCGTCACCTCGTCAGACGCCACAAGGCGCACAAGGTCGTAGGGCAGCTGGTTGTCTGATCCGTAGGGCACGTAGGCCTCGTTGGGGTAGCCCGGCACGGGGCGTGTGACGATGGTGCCGCCGGGGGTGTCGAACACGGTGGTGGTGTCCTCCACCTCGGCCATGACGGCGGCAAATTGGGTTTGGGGAATGGCGAAGAATTCCATGGGGGAGGGGTTTTTTAGTTGAAAAGTTTAAGAGTTGAAGAGTTAAGAGGGCGCTTTTGTGAGTTGAGGGGGGGCGGGGCTTCAGTTGATAAGTTCATGAGTTGAAAAGTTAAGAAGTTACCTCTGCGAGTTCGACCTCATAAAAGCGACCGCTTAACTTTTCAACTCTTAAACTCATCAACTTATAAAAACGTTTCGTCGAAAGTTCCGTCGAACGTGCGCACGGGCAGCGGTGTGAGCACCGCCAGGCCGCCCTGGCTCTCGCGCCACGACAGCGTGGCCGAGTCGGCCGTGTTGTAGGCATTGGTGCCCTTTATTTCGGCCGCGGTTATGGTGACGGGCGTGTCGTCGTGCCACACCTCGCGGGCCGTCATCACGTCCTTGATGAGCGCCACCTCGGCCGCGTTCAGTGCACCCGTGGTGGCCTTGAATTCGGCCTGCGCCTCCACGTTGGCGTTGTAGGCCGAGCCGCCCACCACCACCTGCGTGTAAGTGGGCTTGAGCGCTTCCTCCACCTCGCCATATATATATAAGGAGTCCGACAGGCCGAACACGTTCGTGAAGTCGAGCGTGGTGACGGGTGCGGCGTCCGCGTCCCACGGTGCAAGGCGGTAGCGCATGGTGCGCTGGCCCACCGTCACATCGTAGCCCACGGGCTGGCTTGTGGCACCGCTTGAGGGGCCGTACTCCTCGAGGTTGCCCACAATGTAGGCGGGCGAGGTGTTGTAGCAGAGCAGTTCGTCGTTGTACTTCTCGGCCCTGAACTCGGAGCCAAAGCGGCGGGTTTCGCCCGTGGTGAGGTCGAGCATGGTGACGCGCACACTCACGGGTCGCTCCTGCTTTCGTTCCTCGTCGGAGGGCTTCCACACGAGCCGCTCGGAGGTCAGCTTTGGCACCACCTTGCAGCCACCGCCCGCCATGGTGAGGAAGGAGCGCTGCACAAAGTCGGCCCCGTTGATGTAGAGCCGCTGGCGGCATGGCATGATGCTGACGGTGGCAAGCAGCTTTTTGTCGGCCTCTATGCGCAGCTCGGTGAGCCACTTGCCCTGTGTGGCCATGGCCGAGGCGTGTGTGCTGATCAGCCAGCCCAGGTCGTGCAGGGCAAAGTGGCCCACGGTGTCGGGTGTGAGGTAGGTGTCGAGCACCTCGGCGCCGCTGAGGGTGAGCCTTATGGGGCACGGTTTGCCGGGTGTGCCGCCGATGAATTCGAGGTCCTGTATCTCGGTGGCAAAGGCAAGGGCGGGCAGTGTGGTGGAGAGGCGGGGGGACATAATTTTTTAAGTTGAAAAGTTTATGAGTTGAAAAGTTAAGAGGGGTGTCAAGCTTTCAGTTCCGGATTTCGCAAGGACGGGCTGAAACTTTCCAACCCTTAAAAGAGTGGAAAGCTTTCCCGCGGGTAAGAAGGTGCAGCTTGAAGAAACGCAAGCACTAATGGGGGCGACGCGTCCCGCGTCGGGGTGAGGGCGTGGGGTTATTTGAGTGTGTGCTCATTTTCCCGACGCGGGACGCGTCGCCCCCATTAGTGGTAGCGTTTCTTTACATACAGGCAGAGCAGCACGAGCGCCGCCAGTACAATGAGCAGCTTTACGGTGTTGGCAAAATTCGACTGATTTTGTCGAATTTGGGCCTTGGAGGGTTTGTCGGTGGTGGCTATGGTGTCGTGCCTGATGGCGGTGCGCCACAGCGTGTCGTGCTGCAAAGTTACACGGTTACGAATTACGTGGCGCGTTTTTTCGACATATACCGTGTCGCCCCGCTGCCATTGCGTGCGGCTCACCGAGTCGGCCACGAGCACAGAGTCGAGCCTCACGTGCCAGCGTTCCACCGTGTCGGTGGTGTGGGTGGTGCGGTTGGTGGTGATGTAGTGCACCTGGCGGCAACTTGTGGCCGTGAAGGCAAGCAGGGCGAGCAGGGCCGCCATGGTGGCCACGCGGCCAAGGGCCATGAGGGTGAGCCGCCTTAATGGGTTGGGGTGTGGGGTGTTGTGGGTCATAGGTCGGCATATTCGGCGCGGGCGTCGAACGATGGGCACGCCTTGCCGGGGTTAAGGTTGTGGTGGCCCACTATGTGGGCCTTGGGGTACTTGCGGCGCAGCCGTTTGAGCAGTGCGCCAAGGGCGGCCACTTGTGCCGTGGTGCGGGTGTCCTCGGGGCGGCGGCCCTCGGCGTCGAGCCCTCCCACGTAGCATACGCCCAGGCTCTGGTGGTTGTAGCCCTTGCAGTGTGCGCCCTGCATGGTTTCGGGGCGGCCGGGCTCTATGGTGCCGTCGAGGCGCACAAGGTAGTGGTAGCCTATCATGTCCCACCCCTGCTGGCGGTGCCAGCGGTCCACGTCGGCGGCGGTGAAGTCCTTGCCGCGCGCGGTGGCCGTGCAGTGCACTATGAGGTATTTGATGTTTCGGGGGTCAAGCATGGAATGGAGAAGTTTATAAGTTGAGGGGAAAGTTGAAAAGTTGAGGAGTTGAAAAGTTAAGAGGTCGCTTTTAAGAGTTGGACAAGCAGAGGTAACCTCATAAACTTTTCAACTCATAAACTTTTCAACTACTCTTGTCAATGTTTTTGCGGTTGTTGATTTCTTCTTTCAGCTCGGTGAACTTGCTTTGCACGTAGATGCTCACGCCGAATATGGAGCCGGCATAAATGAGGCACTGGGCAAAGAACCACAGCACCGAGTCGCTGATTTCGCCCACAGGGGGCACAAGAAAACCCGCCACGCTCAGTGCCACACCCGCCAGGAGCATGGCCAGCGCCGAGTAAACTTGGTATTTTGTACGATCTTCTTTGGTCATAGAAAGTAAAAGTCTAGGAGTTGAAAAGTTTAGAAGTTAAGAGGAATGTCGGGCTTGGAGGGGAGAAGCTTTAAGTTGAAAAGTTTAGAAGTTAAGAGGAATGTTTTAGAGGTTGGACAAGCAGAGGTGACATCATAAACTTTTCAACTCATAAACTTGTCAACTCGACAGGCTCGCCTTGAGCCTGTCGATCATCGCCTTGTCATCGCTGTTCATCACGTATGGCACAACTTCGAGCTGTGGCACAAGGCCGGGCGAGCCCTTGTAGGCCGCGGCATGGCCACGGGTCAGTGTCCAGAAGTGGAGCACATTGCCTATTTGGACGCTGTAGTAGAGCGCGAGCGGTTCCATGCCGGCAATGGTCTTGAAGTCGTAGCGCAGTAGTGCGCCGTTGCTACTGCTTGAACTTTCGCGCACGCGGCGGCCGAACCATATCATGTACTTTTCTGCGGGCACACCGTAGGCGCCCTTGGTCATGAAAAGCTCTATCGGTTCGCCCTCGGCGTAGTTGGTGAGGGTGGAGTGCTCAAAGTCGGAGAGGCTCACCTCCTCGCCCACATGGTCGCTGTGGGTTTCTATCACCTTGTCGCCCGCGAGGGTGCGGAATACCATTTTGCCGCCCGACTTCTCCTGCTTCAGGCCGTTGTTGAGCGCGGCAAGCTGCGTGGCCTGTGCGGCTGTCATGACGCCCGCCTTGGCGCTTGTGGCCTGTGAGATGGTGAGCTTACGCGTGCCGCCCGTGGTGAAGATGGGGGTTACCACATTTACCTCGGTGGCGGTGGAGTTCTGCTCGAACAGGTTGAAATCGTCGAGCCTCTTGTAAATGTCGTAGCGCAACAGCCCGTTGCCGCCCGTCCATGCGTTGGGCAGCATCACCTGGCTGTAGGCAGTCTGTTCGGTGTCGTTGGGGGCGCCCCAGTGCTTGAAGCGCAAGAACTGGTTTCGGTCGGTGTGCTGGTATATCCAGAATTTGCTGCTCAGTATGGTGCGCGTGTTGTCGGTTGTGCCTTCGGAGTATACATAGCTGCCGCTGTAGCCCGAGTACGACGTTTGCTTTTGCGGCTGCAGGGGCTGCCATGGCTGCCACTTGGTGCCGTTAAAGTAGCGCACTATCACATTGCGCGTTGATGCCGTGTCGTTGATCGAGGCCAGCGCGGTGCCCTGCGTGTTGAGGGTGAAAGCCCCCACCGCTATCTGCACATAGCGCTTGGTGTCCTTCACGAGCACGCCGAAGTAGGTGAGCACCGGTATGCCGAAGCACTTAAAGCAGTGCAGGCCCTGCGGGGTGTCCACGTTCATGGCGTCGAGCGCGGCGTTGAGCGCGTCGAGGGTGGGCAGGTTGTCGTGGGTGGTGAGCCACTGGCCGAGGGCCTGCGTCATGGTGTGGCCGGCCGATGCGGTGGCGTCGGTGTCGGCCATGGCCAGGCACATGTTGTAGAGCAGTGTGCCCACACGGTTGGCGGTGTTGGCGTAGCGCGCCTTTTCGTCGCGTATGCTGGCGGCCGTGGAGAGGAGGGGGGAGAAGTTGGTCATGTTATAAAGTTGAGGAGTTGAAAAGTTTAGAAGTTAAGAGGAATGTTTTAGAGGCCGGACTCGCAGAGGTGACTTCATAAGCTTTTCAACTCTTAAACTTTTAGACTTTACTACATAGGCTACGCGTTTTAATTGTATAGGCTACGCGTTTTTTCTCATCGCCTATACAATTTTTTCTCGTCGCCTATAGAGTTTTTATGGCTCGGGTGTGGCTATTTTGCTGAACGTCACGCTGCGGGTGCGTGCATCGGCCGTGTCGAGCTTTTGCTTCATGGCGGCCGAAGGGGTGAAGCGCACAAGCAGTCTTTTCACCTGCTTGGTGGTGACGAGCTTTGGGTCGTCCTCGCCATGGGTGGTGGTGCATGTGATGCGGAATGAACCGAGGTCGCCCAGGCGCACGGTGTGGCCTGAGGTGAGGGCGTCGCCCACGGTTTGCTCCAGAGCTGAGAGCACGGCCTTGATGTCGGCGGCCGACACGTCCTCCTGCTTTTCGCGCGACTTGACGGCGCTGATGGTGGGACGGAATGAGCCGAGGTCGCCAAGGCGCACGGAGTAGCCGTCGGCCACGGCTTCGAGCACCACCTCTTGCAGGGCGTCGAGCACGCCCTTGATGTCGGCCAGGCTCACGGTGCTTTGTTTCTCTATCTGTTCGGCCACGTCGTTAAGGCCGATGGGGGTGGTGGGGGCCACCTGGGGGAAGTACTGCTTTTTGTCGAGCTTGAAGTTTTTCAAGCCTCTTACTTTGAGGGTGATCATGGAGGGAGGGTAGGGGATTAAAGTTTATAAGTTGATGAGTTGAAAAGTTAAGAGAACGCCTTTAAGAGTTGAGCAAGCATAGGTAACTTCTTAACTTTTCAACTCTTAAACTTTTCAACTCATTAGTTATTTATCAAGGCCAGCGGCCTTGATGAATAACTAATGCTCAGCGTTTGCGCCGAGCGTTCGGCCGCCTTGTCGGGCAGCGTGTCGGCCAGTGTGACGGCGGGCATGGGCCTTTCGCCCGTGCCGAGGAGCAGGCGTGTGCCGTCGGCACAGGTGAGCAGCACGGCCACAGGGCCGGCCATGGGGGTGTAGCGGCCGCACAGCGTGGCGGTGAGCTTGGTGGTGACGGTGTGGCGGCCGTCGGCCACCTCGTCGCTCACCTCCATGGCCGCAAGGCCCGTGGTGGGCACGGGGTGCCACTGTGCGCCCTTGGTGTTGAGGGCTGCCGTGTGCCCGTCGGGGCCGAGGGTGAGCTGGCCCATGCTGGCGGCGGGGGCAAGGCTCAGGTGGGTGATGTAGCGTGTCATGGTGTGGGGGTGGTGTGGTTGTCAACTTCTTCAAACTCCTGCACGTAGCGCGCCTCGAGCTTCTTTGCCTTCTCGATGATGCCGGGCACCACCTTGAAGCCTGCCACGGCGGGGTCGGCCGATATGACGAACTGCTGCGGGGTTATGCTCGAATAGTCGGGGGCGGCTGAGTCCTCCTTGTCGAGCTGCGTGCCCTTGAGGTAGGTGGCCGTGACGGCGGCAAAGGCTTTGGCGTCGCCCGCCTCGCGTGCCATCTGCCAGCCCTCCTCGCACCGTTCGCGGAAGAGCCAGCGGTCGTAGTCCTTGGTGATGCGCCCGAGGTTGCCCAGGCATATCTTGATGCAGCGCACGTCCTCATAGGCTTGCGACAGCCCAAGGCCGTACTTCTGGCGCAGCATGCCCACAATGTCCTTGTCCACCATGCGGGGGTGTTGCAGCCAGTAGGCATACATCTCCCTGAGGCGTAGCAGGCGGGCCTGCATGTATTGCGGCAGTCCGGCTTTCTGCATCTCTTCGGCAGAGGCCATGAGGTAGCGTTGCGCGCGGTCGGCGAGGGTGTCGGTCATGGGGGGGAGTTTTTTAGTTTATAAGTTTAGGAGTTGAAAAGTTAAGCAGTTAGTTTTTTGTGGTCGAACTCGCAGAGGTTCCTTCTTAACTCTTAAACTTTTCAAAAGAGTCGTATTCCTCCCAATTCGCCCTGTACCTCTCATCAGCCTTTTTTAGGAGTTTGAGCAGTTCGTAGCGGTCGCACGGCTCCTTGTCGGCCATGGTCTTGAGCGTTTCAAAGGTCTGCTTCATCTTGAAGTAAAGCTCGCCGTTGTCGTCGTACAGCTTCTTTATGTGGTCGGGCAGCTTGTCGTGGTCGGGGCGGCGGCCGCGGTACTGGCCCTTGGGGTGGTCGGCGTCGGTGCTGATGACGGGCGCGCCCTCGGCAATCGTCTGTTCAATGAGCGGCAGGGCCTCGTGCTCCATCTGGGCCACGTCCTGCCGCGTCAGTCCGTCGAGGCGTATGCGCAGGTGCTTGTTCAGTTCGTAGGCTATGGTGTCGGCGTAGCGCGCGGGGGCCGCACAGGCACAGGCGTAGAGGTAGCGGTTGGAGTTGATGCGTAACAATAGCAGGGCCCCTTGCCTCACGTCGCGTTCGTCTGACGGCTTGGCAAGGTAGGCCTGCAGTTGTTGGGTAAATTCGGGGTCGAGCACAGAGTTAAAGTTTAGAAGTTGAAAAGTTGAAAAGTTAAGAGGTCGCTTTTATGAGTTGAGAAGTTTATGAGTTGATGAGTTAAGAGGTCGCTTTTAAGAGCCGAACTCGCAGAGGTAACCGCTTAACTTTTCAACTCCTAAACTTTTCAACTTAGCCAGTGGCGGCTACGCTGCCACCGGCTTGCCTGTTGCTCCGCTAATCTTGCCATCGTCGGCGGTGTCGATCTCGCCGGGGTAGAAGGGAGCCGGCACCACGTCGGTAGCTTCGATCTCGATGTCGGTGCTCGCGTTGGTGCTTGTGCCCTCGCCGAGCGAGCCTTTGGGCTTCACCACCGTTTCGAACATCTCGTTGCCCAGCACGCGGAACTTGCCGTCACGCTGCTGCACCAGGAACACGAGGTCGGCGTTCTGCGCCACCGAGCAAAAGCCTGCTGCCTCCTCGGCCGTGCCGGGGTGGCTGGCTGTGAGTTTGTTGAGGAAAGTGCACGAGGGACGCTCGCCCTGAGTTTCCCATTCAACGTTGCCTTTATTTGTTACGAGGTCAATGCGCTGCCACTTTTTGTCGGCCTTGAGTGTGAAGTTGCCGTCGTAGGTGGCGAGCTTGGCCAGTGTCACGTCCTTGTCGGAGGGCTGGGGCAGGGTGGGCCATGCCGTGATGTTTTCCTTTGCTGTGTAGTATACCGCGGTGCGAATGCCGGGTATGACGCGCTGGCCGGCGCAGAAGCGCAGACTGCTGAAGGGTGCGCCATTGGCGCAGGGGGTGGTTGTGGGGGTTTGTACTGCCATGTCTTTAAGTTTATAAGTTTAAGAGTTGAGAAGTTGAGGGGGAAGTTGAAAAGTTGAGGAGTTGAAAAGTTAAGAGGGCACTTTTAAGTTGATGAGTTTGTGAGTTGAAAAGTTTAGAGGTTGCCTCTGCTTGTCCAACTCTTAAAAGCGACCTCTTAACTTTTCAACTTATCAACTTTTCAACTAAGCGTTGCCTTTGAGTTTGGCCACCATGAGCATCTCGGGGCTAAGGCTGCGGAACTGCACGCCGAAGGCCATTGCAGCCTCGAGGGTGAGCTTCCACGATGAGTACTTCTCGATGGCCAGACGTTCGCCGGGGTTGTCGCCCGCACCGTAGCCGTACACCATGTTGCTCTGCGGGGCAATGTGTATGTACTGCGAGCCCTTTTTCGAGGCCAGGGGGCAGAATTCCCACTGATTGTCGGTGCCCTCGAGGAAAGTTTTCTTGAACTCCGTGTTGTAAGGCAGCGAGCCGTGCAACAACTGGTAGTTCTGGTTGTAGGCGTTGTAAATGTTCTTCGACACATAGATTTTAGCCTTCTGGCCCTGCAACTCATCGTCGGCGGCGGCGTAGATGGCGTTGAAAGTGTCGATGGCGTTCGTCTCGTCGATGGCGGCCGTCAGCTCCATGTAGTTACCCTTGCCTGCGGCAATGTTGCCCGCAGTGGCCTCGGTGTCGGTGATGGTGTCGAAGCCGTTGAACAAGTCCTTCGTGGTGTCGCCATCGGCGTCGCGCTTGGCGTTCCAGATGGCCATGTTGAGCTTGCGCCCAAGTTTGCCGGCCACGAACATGAGAATGTACTTGTTCACGTCCACCGTCTTGAGCGACTCACCTTGGGCCACAAGCGAGCCGTAGATGGTGCCCCACACATCGTTGGGGTCGAAGCCGTAGGCACAGTTGCCAAGGAAGAGTTCAAGCTCGCGCGGGGTGATGGTAAAGTTGCCGTCGTCCGAGCGTGTGCTCTTGTACGGGCCAAGTTCGGCATCGCCGTCAAGCTGGCCGAGCACCACGTTGCCAAGCAAGCCGGGCATGCCCGTCATGTGCTGCAGCGTGGCACCGGCCGAGGTGGCCGGCATGATGAGGAGTTCCTTCTCGTAGCGGGTGGCACTCTTTTGCAGTGCCTCGAGGGTGGTGATAGTTTTAGCCATTGTGTAGGGTAAAGTTTAAGAGTTTAGAAGTTTAAGAGTTGATGAGTTGGTTAAATGAGGGAGCCGTACTTGCGGTAAAATTCGCATGCCTCGGCACCCGGCAGTGCAGTGCCTTCGTCGGCCTCGGTGCTTGGCTTGGCAGAGCCGGTAGTGTCGCCGTCGGTGGCGTTGAGCTTGGCTTCGGCCTCATTCTTTTCATCGTCCAGAGCCTTGATCACCTTTTCGAGCGCGTCGATCTGCTCGGTGGTGAATGTCACCTTGCCGTCGGTGGCGGTGATGTGTGCCACGCCGAGCTTGGCGCACAGGGTGGCGGGGGTGAGAGTTTGTGTGTTCATTATTGGGGTGTTAGTGTTGTGTGGTTTGTCATCGGTGGTGGCAGCGGCCGCGCCCTGCGGCTTGGCTTCGGCAGGCTTGGCGGCGCAAGATGGCTTGGCGGCGCGCGCAAAAATGGTTTCGAAAAAATCGCGCACCGCCTCGCCTATCGTCTTACGCATTTGCTGTTCGGTGGCAGTGGCCGTGGTGGTGATGGTGGCGGCGGCAGTGCCCTCAGTGCTTCCAGCCTCAGTGCTTTCGGCCGCCATGCTTTCAGCCGACATGCCGAAAGTGGGCACAGGCAGCCCGCATGCCACAATGTGCTCGCGCTGTGCGTCGGTCATGGGCTCCTTTGCGGGGTCGGGCTGCTCTTCGTCGGGGTCGATCTCGTCAATGAGGCCAAGGCGCAGCGCCTCCTCGGCACCTATCCATCGCGCCTCATGCATGAGGGCTTCCATTTTGCCCACATTGCTGTCGCCCACCTTGGCGGCATATATCGAGGCCACCACGCGGTCGAGCGTCTTGAGGTCGGTCTGAGTCTTGCGCAGCCTTTCAATAGCTTTGGCAAGTTCCTCCTTGTTATAGTAGCCCCAATTAGTCACGGCGGCCGAACAGGGGTGCACAAGCATCAGCGCGTAGCGGCTCATCACCACCTTGCGCGCACCCATGGCCAGAATGGTGGCGGCGCTGGCCGTCATGCCTATAATGTAGGCGGTAACTTGGCCGTGGTCAATGAACTGTTGTCTGATGTCGAGGGCCGTCTGCACGTCGCCCCCGTAGGAGTTGATGCGCACGGTGCAGGGTTTGCCCTTCATGGGCTGCAACTTGCTCTTGACGTACCCTTTACTTATTGGGTAGCCAATGTAGGAGTCGATGTCGATGTGGTAAGTGCGTGGCATAAGTAGCGTGTGTGTTAAATGGTTAAAAGTTGTGGCAAATGTACACCTATATATATAGGCTCGTAAAAGACACCCGCCCGCCTTTGGCCCGCTCCTTGCGCTGTTGCGGCACGCGGGGCGGCAGTTTGTCCCATTTTAGTGGGCATCAGGGGCGGGCGGCCCTCGAAATAGTGCGCTTTGTCAGCTTTTCGACCCCCCAATGCCCTACGCCCCGCGCCCGGCTGACGGGGGGAGCGCGGGCGGTATATGCCGCGAAAGTGTGGCGCGGTGGCGGTGTGGCAGAGGGACAAAAAAAAGCCCGCCGGCCTCGGGGTGAGGCTGGCGGGCTGGTGGTGTAATAAAAACAAATGTGGGTGGTGTGTGTTTGAATGACTAAGAGTTGTGTGTGGTCTTGTCTATGTTGTCGGCCGAGGTGGTGAGCACTTGGGCCATGTGGCGCAGGGCCTGGCTGAGTTGTTGCAGTTCTGAGGGCTTGAAGGTGGCGGGCTTGCCGTTTACCTTGTACCCGTGCAAGCGCTGCTGCAGCCAGTTGCCCGAGCGGTCGAAGTATTTGCGGGCAACGCCCGACAGGTTGAGGAACTCACTCGTGTCTATCATGGCGAGCCATACTGCGCCCTCGCTTTCGGTGGATAGTAGCTGGCGCGCTTTGTCTGTTGCTTCGGTGTGTGTCATTGTGGTGGTTGGTTAAAATGGGCCCGCCCTTGTGCGGGCCCTTTGTCTTAGCTTTCGATTGCTTCAGCAAGCTCCTCGATAAGTCTTAATGCTTCGGCTTTGATGTAGTCGTGCTTTGTTGTGTTGGCCAACTCGGCAAGCATTACTATCGCTTTGGCTGCTGTTACTTTTTCTTTCTTAGTCATTCATTGTACACCTTCTTTCTTTGTTTTTATTACACTGCAAAGATAATAATAATATACTTATTAGCAAAGAAAATAATAAGTTTTTTTGTATTATTTGATTGGTATCAGCCGCCGCCAGTGACGACGAGCTGCACGGGCTGCTGTGGGAAGCGTTCGCAACCTATATATAAGGTGTCGAAAGCGTCGGAGCCGTCGGTGCGGCTTTCGAGGCGGTCCTCGTCGGTCTCGGCCAGCTTTTCGCGTCGCTTGTCCTTCTTGCCGTTGTACACGCCGGCAGTCTGTACGGAGATGAGCAGGTCGGGGTTGTTCGGCTCGTTGAAGAATGGCATGAGCCGGGCCTTGCCGTCGAAGCCGCGGTTGATGAGTTGGTACTTCTCCAGATGCTTCATGGGGGTGCCTATGTAAACGGGGCGCACGCGCCAGCCGTGCAGCTGCAGCTCGTGGGTGATTACCCAGCGGAAGTCCTGGTCGTTGACGGCGTAGTTGGAGCCGAGGGCGGTGGCATCGTAGTAGAACACCACCTCGTGCATGGGCAGCGGGTCGTAGTACTGGCAGAAGTCGGCAATGAGGGCGGGCAGTTTGCGCTCATACTTTACGTAAAAAGATTTTAGCACATTGAGGCGGCGGCGGTCCTCGTCGGGCTGGCCTGCCACGAGCCAGTTGATGTTGTTGTTGTAGTCGAAAGCTATGCACAGGGGGTGGCCGCGGTTGATGTCGGCATCGGCCTTGCATGTGCCGGCCATCTTGCTGAGTGCCTTGAAGTCGTAGCCCAGGGCGTCGACCACATGGTAGTCGGTGGAGGTGTAGCGGTGTGAGGGGCGCATTGAGGAGTAGAAGCCGTCCTTTAGCACCTCGATGGGGCGGCACAGTATGGAGGTGCGGAACACCATGGGGGTGAGGTCGCGCCGCATCTGTCGCACCCATGCCTCGCCCAGCACTTCGATGTTGGTAAGGCTCGAGTAGGTGCGGTAGAGCGTGGCGCGGCGGCGGAGCGAGGCGAGCAGGCGGCGCGTTTGCTTGATGCGCTCGGGCAGGTAGGGGGTGGTGTCGCCCTGGGCGATGCGCTGCATGGTTTGCTGTTCGTCGGCCACCAGGGCCTCGATGGTGCCGATGAGTTCGGCGTCGCACTGGTCGGCATAGCGCATGAACCATGAGCCGCGCCGCGATATGGGCATGTCGGAGGTGATGAGCATGCCGTGGTGGAAGGGCAGGTCGCCAAACTCGCGCTGCTGCCCGCGGTTGGCGGGGAAGGTTTCGTCCTTTAGCCGCTCGTAGTCTACAAACTTGGCTTCGTCTATGTCTATGTAGTCGAAGCTCTTTGAGTTGGAGGTGCCCACGCGGTCCTGGCTCACTATCTGGCCTATGGCACCGTTGTAGAAGGTGATGATGTTCTCCCAGTTGTCGGGTGTGACGAGCGGCGCGGGCCAGTCGAGCGAGCGTGGCGGGCGGTGGCCTATGTCCCAGTGAAGGCCGCGGCGGTAGCCCCATTTTTCCCAGTGCTCGAACATTGAGGGCAGCGTGTTGGTCTTTGCCCTGATGGCTGTGGGGCACACAAAGGCGGTGGTGCTGCGTGGCATGGCCTGCATGTTGCGCAGGTTGATCCAGGCGTGCAGCATGCTTTTGCCTGTGCCTCGGCCGGCCACAATCACGTTGGTGTGGGCGTCGATGGCGCACACTTCGCGCTGCATGCGGTTCATGTATATTTGTTGTGGTGTGGGGGTGCTCATGGGTGGGTGGTGTGTGTGTGATTATTACCACTTGCGTGGGTATATTTTTTGCCAAGAATTACGCCATTCTGCGCATAAAGGCGCCGCATGCGGTAAAACTTCTGCCTTACGCCCTCGCGGTAGATGAGTGCAATGCCGTTGGCCTGGCACCATGAGTCGATGCCGCGGTTGAGTGTGCCGCTGTGTATGAGGCTCACGCACTCGCTCCACAGGGCGAGGCAAAATAGGTTGGCCACGGCGCGTGCCATTTCGGCCTGTGCCCTGCGTGACAGGTGGCACCAGTATTCGGGCCGCCGTTGGGCGTGGTCGGTTATGACTATGGCCACGCTGTCGGGCGGGCAGGTTGGCCCCGTGGCGGTGGTGGCTCCTGCTGCGGGGCGTGAGAGCAGGCGGTGGAGGAGCATGTTCTCGTAGGAGCGTGGGGGGAAGCGCACGGGGCTGCCAAAGTGGTGGGTGAGCCATTGGCGCAGGTATGGCTCAAGACGGAGGTATACGGTGAGGTCTTTCATGTGGGGGGAGGAGGGGGGATTTAGGTTTTTAAGTTGAGGAGTTTAAGAGTTGAAGAGTTAAGAGGTCGCTTTTAAGAGTTGGGCAAGCAGAGGTTACTTCTTAACTCCTCAACTCCTAAACTTTTCAACTTTATTTATTGTTCTTTTTGTCGTTTTTTGTGCTTGGTTCGTGGCGTGGTGTGTGTGCTGTGTTTTTCCTGTAATCTGGCTGAGGTCGAATTTCGTACTTTTTTTCTGTAATTTTGTATCAGCGTAATTTTGTAGCGTAACTCTCTGATTTTCAAATGATACATTTTTCTTCTTTGGCTGATACATTTTTGTATCGGGCAAAATGGAATTGTATCAGGGGGGTGCTGGCTGATACAAAACGGGGGGTGATACAATTCGGGAAAAAATTGTATCAGAATTGTATCGGGTTTTGTATCGCCTTTTTTCCTTACTTATTTTATTGATATTCAATACTTTTCTTTGCTTGATACAAAGTGTGATACAAAATTACAAAAAAAAGTACGATTTTGGGGGGTGTGGTAAAACCTTTCTGCCCGCTCAGTGGTTCGGGATTGGTCAATTTTACGGATTTAAGGCGGCGAGCGGGCACGAAAAAGCCCGGCACGTGGGGTGACGTGCCGGGCGGTGTGTCGGGTTTGTGGTGGGCTTGTGGTGGGCTTGTGGTGTGGCGGGTGTGGTTGTCAGAACTTGGTTTGCTGCAAGTTCCGCCCTATGTTGTGAATGATGGTGAGTAGTTGGGCCTTGCGTTCGGCTGAGGGGTTCTTAGTGCCTTTGACGTATTGTGCCAGCAGGCTTTGGCTGATGCCGGCCTTGCGTGCTACGGCTGATGCGTTGATTTCGTCGTGCATGAGGAAGAAACGTGAGAGGCTTGTGGGCTCGGGGTTGTCGTACTCAAAGCTTTCGAAGCTCATGTCCTCGTCGAGGTTGTCCCACCTTATGCCAAATGCGTTGATGGTGTATTGGTTGCGCTGCTCAGGTGTGGCGTGGTAGAGCCGTGGGTAGTATAGCAGAGACTGCCGCAGCTCGCGGCCGTCGTCGGTGGTGCCGATGATGTGGGCGGTGTCGAATTTTATTTTTACTATTTTCATGGCTCGGTGTGTGTTGGTGTTATGTATGTGTGTGGTTAATCGTCAATGCGGCCGTGTATCTTTACCCAGTTGCTTATGACGAGGTCTTTGTTCTCTTCGAGTATGGCTTCGGCCAGTCGTATGTCCTTGTTCTTCATTCCGCAGTTTTTTTCGAGTTCGATGGTCGTTCCCACTATGAACTTTGCTTCGCCGTCGGCGTTGCGCACGTGCACATGGGGTGGTTGGTGGTCGCGGGTGTAGATGCTGAATATGAGGCCGAATAGTCTGAGTATTTCTGGCATGGTGTGTTATATATATATGTGTGTATATGTTTGTTTTGCTATGTGGCAAAGGTAGGGTTATTTTTTTATTACCGCAAGTGTTTGTGGTGTGGTTTTTTGTCAGTCGTTGTGGTGTCCGTACATGCGGCGTGTGGCTTGGCTGATGGTGGCTGTGGGGCGGTAGTGGGTGTTGGTGGGTGTGGGGCGTGTGGGTGGTGTGCGGTGTCGGCGTATGATTATGCGGTCGTCCATGAGGTCGTAGTTACGCCAGTGGTCGGCGGCGAGCAGGAAGATGGCTGCCGTGCGCACGCATCACTCGAGCTTGGGCGAGCCTTGGTAGCGGCTAAAGGTGACGCTGCGGCCGGGGCGCATGGTTTCGAGGTAGTCGTACACTTGGCGGGCGAATGTGCGGAAGGCATCGCCGCCCTCGCGGTAGAGGCGGCTGAAGCCTTGGGGGGTGAGCCATTCGTCGGGTATGGTGGGGAGGAGGGGCATGAGATTTAAGTTTATAAGTTTATAAGTTGAAAAGTTAAGGGGTCGCTTTTAAGAGTTGGGAAAGCAGAGGTGACTTCTTAACTTTTCAACTCCTCAACTCCTCAACTTTTCGCTTTACCAATATACGCTCATATGGTCAATTTCAAAGAGTGTGCAGTCGCGGAACTCGCGAATGAGTGCCGACTGCGGGAGCCTGATGCGGTGTGTGCCGCGTCGCTTGTGGCCGCCTATGCAGCGTGCGCCCTCGTAGGTGAGTATGTCGCCTGTTGAGAGTTTCCACACGCGCAGGCGGTGCGGTTCCCCGTCTTCGAGCAGGCGCAGTGCGTCGTGCTGGCTGATGCTGGAGTGTAGTTTGGGTGTGTTCATTGGCGTGGGTGTTTGAGGTGTCGTGCTATTTCGGCCTCTATTACTTGCTGGTTGTGGTGTGTGGCGGCTTCGTAGCGCCGGCCGTCGCTGAAGCCTTCATCTTTCCCGGCTTTGTGTCCGTCGTCGTAGCCCCGTGTGTAGCCTTCGTCGTAGGCAGTGAGGCGGGTGTTGCTTGTGGCTTGGCGCAGCTGGTCGTCGGCCGTGGCCTGTGTGCGTCGGCAGCCGTAGTGGTAGGCTGCGGCGGTGGCGATGATGAGGGCCAGAAGGCCGAGGGGGAGAAGGGTGAGTAGTGTCATGGGGTGTTTTGAATTTTTGAGGTTATAAGTTTTGAGGTTATAAGGTTATAAAGTTACCTTTTGCCATTGATTTCGCAGAGGTGACCGAACTGAGCGTTTACGACATAGGCGACGCGTTTTAATTGTATAGGCGACGCGTTTTTTCTCTCAGTCGATATCGTTTTTACGACATAGGGGGAAAGTTTTAACGACATAGGGGGATAGTTTTTTCTATCGCCCTATGTCGTAAAGTTGAAAAGTCTAAGAGTTGAAAAGCTTATGAAGAGACCTCTGTGAGTTCAGCCGCTTAAACTGACCTCTTAACTCTTCAACTCTTAAACTCTTCAACTCTGCTACATGCCTGCCCGCCCCTGGTTGAGTTCGTCGTAGATGTGTGCTTCGCTTTTGAGGCGTTTGATCATGTTGCGCACCATTTGTTGTCGTCGGTGGTTGTCGCCCACGCGGTCGGCTATGAGGAGGATTAGGTCGGCAAAGTAGTCGCTGTCGTCGCAGGCCTGTGCGGCATCTTCGAGGGTGTACATTTCGCGGGCAAAGCTGGCCCAGGCCCGTTTGGCCAGTTCGGTTTGGCGCACGGCCATGCGCCAGCGCTGCTTGCAGTCGTGCTTGAGGTCGAAGCCGAGCCGCTCCACGCGGCTTTGTGCGTCCATCATGAGGGTGTTGGTCACATCGCCCATGAGGTAGGCCACATTGGTGAGTATGCGTGTGGCGTCGGGCACGCTGCCCGGGGGTACGAGGTGTTCTTTTTTTAAGTTCATAAGTTATAAGTTGAAAAGTTGAAGGGAAAAGTTGAAGAGTTGAAGAGTTGAAAAGTTAAGAGGTCGCTTTTATGAGTTGGACAAGCAGAGGTGCCCTCTTAACTTTTCAACTCTTCAACTTTTCAACTTAAGATTTCGTCCGGCACAAAGTCAGCCCCGTTTTTAAGATGTGCCCCTTCGTCAAGTTGCTCGCGGTTAGCCTGGCTCTTGGTGGAGCGAAGGTATATCATGTCCTCGCTCTTGCCGTCGATGCGGCGCGAGATGCGGCCCTGCGAGTTGAGCAAGTCGGCGGGGTTGTAGTCGTACACGTAGGGGCAGAGGGCGGCAAAGGAGCGCAGCGCCTTGGTGAATTTGTTCATGGTGTAAAAGTTCTTGTTAACCTTGGCATCATCTATAAAGGCGTCGTAGGCCTCGCGACGTACGATGAAGGTGTCGAGGTTGTCGCCCTCCTCGGCAAAGTACACGTTGGCCCACTCCTCAAAGTTGGTGCCCATGTCGGCCTTGAACTTGCGCTTCAATATGTTGCCCATGGGCGGCATGGGCTTGACGCTCTCCTGGCACATCGACAGGTAGAACTGGCAGCACTGCATAAAGAAGTTGATGTCGGCGTTCCAGTCCTCCTCCTTGTACGAGGAGCTTATGAGGTCGCGCCCGAAGTCGTCGCGTATGCTGCGGCTCTCAAGGTAGTCGTTGCCCTCGGTGCGCTGGTGGTAGTAGTCGCTGAACACAAGGTAAAGCAGGCGCGCCTCGGTGCTGGGGCTGAAGTCGCGCGGCACATAGTTGGTGGTGAAGCCAAACTTTGGGCTTTGCTCAAAGGGTATGGTGTAGCTCTGGTTGTTCTTGGGGTTGACGGTCATGTCCGATGTGATGAGGTCGTAAAATGCCCCCGTGTCGAGGTGGCGGTCGCAGTCGTCAACGAGCACAAAGTCGGTGTGCTGCGTCACTTGGTCGAACACGTGCGGGTTGTCCATCAACTTGGCGTTGCGCCCGCTCAGCTTCACCGTTTTCATAAAGAGGCTGAGCGCCTTGAACAGGAACGACTTGCCGCTGCGGCCGTTGCACTCGCCGTCCTCGCCTATCTTGTTGTCCATGGCCATGGGGGCCCACGCCCGCGAGGGGCTTTTGTAGTGGTGCAGCATGTAGCCTATGGCAAAGAGTTTCGACACAAGGTTCTGCTCCTGCTCGTGCCGCTCGTCGGGCGTCAGGCCCTCGCCGTCGATGCAGAACTTGTGGGCGCGGTGGTAGGCTTCGGCCTCCGAGGCATCGCGCTCGGCAAAGTTGTACTCCAGCTCCTTGCGCCAGTGCACGCGGCTCGTGTTGATTACGTAGCCGAACAGGGGGCTGCTCTCGGCGTCCTTCACCTTCACCCCGAAGCGTGCCTCGCCCGTGGGCGTGACGCTGCGCTCCACCTCAAACATGGGGGGCATGAGCGTGACGCGGTGGTCCAGCACATTCTCCTGCCACACATAGCGGTCGAGCCCGTCGCCCCCGGCGTGCTCCACAAGGCCCGTGGGGGTGGCCTCAATCGTTTTGCCGGGAAAAAAGAAGAGCTGCGTGGTGGGCGTGTAGTTGGTAAAGTCGAGCGTCACCTCGCGCATGTTGTCGAGTGCCGAGTCGCTCAGTCGGGGCGAGTTGTGAATGAGGTTGCGCACAGGCCGCGGCAAGCACCGCTCCTCGGCCCACTCGCTTATGAAGCGGCGCAGGTCCTTGGCCTTCACCTCGCGCACAATGTTGCCCTGCACGTGTATGTAGCGCGCCTCCTTTATGTTGTCGTCGTGCAGGGTGTAAAAGCCGTTGAGCCTGAGGAAGTTGTACAGGCACTCCGTGTCGATGTCATACGTCACGGCCCCCGTCTTGCGGTTGGTGCGCTCCGTCCAGAACTTGGCAGGCATGGCCAGCGCCATCAGGCCCGCAAAGTCGCTCCGCCTGTCGCGCAGCTCCTGCCAGTCCCTGAGGTCCTTGCGCGGGCGGCCGCGGTTGTCGCGGTAGCCCGTGAGGCTCTGAGGCAGCCACATGGTGTGTATGTCTATGAACCGCAGCGCCAGCTCGCGCCCCTTGCGTACGCCCGTGCTGTCGAGGTCGGGAATGTTGTACAGCACCTCCACATACTTCATCACCTCCTTGTACTCTGCCTCGCTCAGGCGGTACGTTTCGGAGTTGAACCACAGCGGGCTGTAGCCCATGGAGTGGCAGCACAGCGAGTCACGCTCGCCCGAACAAATGAAGGCCTCCTTCAGCTTTTGCTCCCGGTAGGGCTTGCCCTCGTTGGCGGGGTCGCGGTAAAAGGCCGCTTCCTCGTCGGCGTTCATCTTGCGCCACAGGGCCTTCAGTTCGTGCAGCCCGTTGATGTAGGCTTTGGGCTTGCCCCCCGCGGGGTGGTAGCTGAAGCGGAAACCCTTGTCGGGGTTCAATGGCTCATATATTTTGTAAAACTTCACCTCGGCCTTTTCGCCGCCGCCCTCCTCCACCACACACTCGCGCATGAATATGGGGTAGTTGTCGGTGGAGTACTTGAGCGTCACCTCGCGGTTCTTAACATAGCCCACATACTCTGCCTCGTACCAGTGCAGCGCATCGGTGTCGGCGTGCGTCACCCTTGGGCCAAGCACCTTGAGGTGGGCCTCGGGTATGCGCTCAAGCAGGGCAAAGATGCGTGTGCCGTCCTTCTCGTCGGCCGTGGCGGGGCGGTGCTTGATGTCGGGCTTGTTGATGGAGCGGTTCAGTTCGTCCCGCACGTCGAACATGGCGGCCAGCTTGAGCACAGCCTCATAGGGGCGCTCTATGCCCTCCTCGCGCATGCAGATGTCGAGCGGGCTCTGGGCGTGGCCCTCATCGCCAAAGTCGGTCACCTTCCACACGCCCTCGCCGCTCTGTGTGTGGCACTGGTAGAGGCAGGCCGATGGCGTTTTGTCGGCGGGGCGCACCCTGAACTTGTTTTTGGTGCCCACCACCTCGCGGGCCTGCGGGTAGTAGTGCAGTATGATATCGAGACCCTCGTTGGTGGCACGATATAGGTTTTCTATTCTTATCATAGGGGTTGGAGTTAGAGTAGGAGTTTGGAGTTTTTTAAGTTTATAAGTTTAGGAGTTGAAGATTTAAGAGGTCGCTTTTAAGAGTTGGACAAACAGAGGTAACTTCTTGGCTTTTCAACTTATAAACTTATAAACTTAAAGCTATGCTTCGTGCAGGCGGCGGGAGTCGAACCCGCTAATGTCCTAACGTTGTTGCTCAAGACCGGGGGCACCATCAAGCGGGCTATCCAGCGTCTGTGCTGATGGTGCACCCCCGGCGTACTATCCGTTTGCCGCCTATCCGTTTAGCGGCCTATCGCCTGCGGGATGGCTGCCACTATCCGTCGCGGACTGCGGCAGCCTGATGATGGCCGGGGGAAAAGCAAAAACCAAAACAAAGTGATGAAGAATATACACGTCAAGCCCCCCGGCCATCGTGTGTGTGTGATTTCTAACTCCTATCTATTCTATATATTATGGTTGGCGGGGTAACGGGTCAACCTGTTACTATCGTGTCGGCAAACACACCCTCGATGCGCTCCATCACCTCGGCCCGTGTCATGCCCTCGGGCATGACACGGGCCTTGAATGATGCAGCCCCCGCGGCCGTCCTTGGCTATCACCTCAAAGGGCAGAGCGCGGTCGAGCGCGTCGACAAACTCGCGCTGCTCAAGCGGCACAAAGTTGGCCTCCAGCGTCCACTCATGGCTGCCATGGGCAAACGACACTATTACCTCGGCAAAGCTTTCGTCCGCTGTCAGCTTGAACTTGTATCTTACACTTAATTTCTGCTCCATTTTTACGTTCGTCATAATGTTGCTTTTTTAGTTGAATAATTCTCATTTGTGGTGCTCCAGATAGTAGCGCACCAGGTCGGCGTCAGAGTAGTCGGGGAAACGCTCGCTCAGCGCATAGTACGTGCCGTTGTTCTTCATCTCCACCACAGTAGAGTCTACAAAGTCACTCTTGCCCGCCCAAGCAAAGGCTGCAAACAGTGCCGCGCCCACCAAGGCCCACTTTGTAAGGGTCATGAGTCGTATAACAGTCTTTTTCATAATTGTATGCTTTTTCGTTAGTGCGCACAGCCGCAGGCGTCCGGTGCCGCAGCGTGCATGGGTTGTTGTTAATATGGGTTGTTGTTGTGTGTGTAAGCCTTCTTTACAGCCCCCGCTTTGCGTGGGCCATGTGTGAGCCGTTGTGTGTGAGGTGTGTGTGAGCAACACTGCATAGTAGTTACCTATATGTATTTATATGGCGCAAACCGCTCGCGCCGCCCGCATGTGCCGCCGCACACACACCACATGGCCCCTTGTGGAGCCTCGTGTCACTCTCTCTCTCTCCGTTGCCGCCCCGTGTGTGTGCAATGGCACTTAATAGTACTCACGCCACACACGCTTGATTTCGGCACCGGTTATGAACTTCCTGCAGTTCACCTTGCTCCAGCCGCAGTTAATGCGCCCGCTCGTCACCCATCGCTTGATGGTGGAGCGCGACACACCGAGCAGCTCTGCCGCGCGCCCCACGGGGTAACGCCCCGTGTCGGCCACCTTGGGTTCAGTCTCCGTCATCATGGTTGCTGTCCTCCTGCTGTTTGTTGTTGTGGGTTGTTGCCCGTTGTCACTTCGCCCTGCCCGCTCTGCGCGCGCTCCACCAGGTAGCACTTGCCGCGTGCGGCGTCCTTCTTCACTCTCACTTGCCACTCGTTGTGCCCGCTCTGGCTGTTCAACCTGGCTTTTGCCATAATCAGCGCCGAAAAACTCATTGCACTGCAAGGTATTTCAATGCCGCTGCCCGGCTTCATTGAGCGCAGCGTGGCCGTCGGGCTGACGCTGCGCAGTATCCTGTTTTTTGCTTCCATTTGCTTGTAAACATAACATGTATTC